GCACTACCAACCTAGGCTCTTGTTGAGAATAGTCAAAACAACCCCATGTATGGCCTTCCTCGGGTATAAATATAGACCTAATCATTGGTCCAAGATCTTTGTTTCTAGCTGGTAATTGCTGTAAGTTGGGATTAGAATAACTAAATCTACCGGTCACAGTCCCACCATTATCTGATCTTATTTGATTTATATCAGCATGAATCCTACCTTTATGTTCATGTTTAATTATGGTATCTATGAAAGTAGTATGAGCCTTATTAACTTCTCTTGCCTGCGCAATCATTCTAACTACAGGATGTTCATGATTCGAAATAAAATTTTTAGTAAAAGATGGTGCCTGTGATTTCGCAGTTCTTTCATAAGGTAAACCAAGTTTATCAAAAACTTTGGCAACACTTCTTGCTGCCATTAGTTGAACATCTACTCCTGTTTCTATTTTTATTTGTTGGAGTAAGTTACCTTCTTGTACTGTTAATGCTTGCTTCAATTTATGAGCTCTTTCAACGTCCACTCTCACGCCAAGAAATCTCATGTCTACCAGACAAGGAAATAGATCTGTCTCGAGTTCGAAAATAGACTCGACATCTTGATGTAGTAATTCTTTTTTAAATATTTGCCAAAGTTCTAAAGTAAGTTCAGCATCTTTTTCGGCGTACGATCCAACATACATTGCTGGCAACTGCCACATATCAGCTTTAGGATCTAATCCTCTAGACTTTGCTTCTTCGTTTAATGCAGTTTCATTTTTACCATAGCCCAGGTAATCCCAAGACAAACTATTTAAATCAAATCTGTATCTGTTTTCATCAATTAAAGATGCAGCAATCATTGTATCTACGATCTGTCCGTTAATACCAAGACCCATAGATTTAATCCAACACACATCATACATTGCATTGTGAAATATTTTAGTAGCATCACTATCTAATACATCTTGAAACCAATTCAGTGTTCTTTTACGATCCATGTTTGGCCCTGATCCGTGAGCAATTGGAAAATAAAATTTTCTACCTGGTACAGCAACAGCAATACCTACAACTTCTCCATTACCAATAATAGATCCGCTGCCTTTTGATTTTAAATCTGGATCTCTTGTCTCCAGGTCAATTGCAATCTCGTCATACTTTCTTAGATCTGGATATTCTTCTGGTTCATTCCATTCTGTTTGTGCTTCAAATAAAGGTACTTTCATGGCTTGGCCTCATATATATGTTTGGTTTCTATTACTTTATTTAATCTTTTTTTATTACTAAAAGCATATAAAGCTGCAGACTGAGACAAAGGAAATATTTCCCAACATATATCTCGGTGACCTTCTAATGCTAAATAAATTTCTAAAAGAAATTTTTGTTTTGATACAGTTATTATTTTTTCTATTTTACTTTTTCTTGGCATCTTTCAAATGTTCTATCTCTAAATCACAATAATGTTTTATCTTTTCTAGATCTTCTATTGCTTTACCCTTACCCAGATATCTACAAACATATTTAATTACATTTGCTTGAAATGGATTGAGTCCATTTTTACGGATGAAAGTCCATGGTTGAATAAAAAATGAAGCGTAGTGATCCCCGCCTACCTGTCTGTCAGCAGGAAATGCTTCATCAAATATATCTTTATTTGTCATAACTGATATCCCTTTCGTTCTATTTTTGCTCTCATTAAATATAAATTTCTTTTGGCTCTCGTACAACCTACATACCATACTCTGTGCTCTTCGTCACGCTTTATTATACTCTTGATGGTTGCTTCTCTAATTTTTTTAGCATTGTCTAATACTAGGATTACATTGGTACATTCACCACCTTTTGCAGCATGAATTGTAGAGACTTTAATTCGAGCATTGTCACTTAATTTTTCTTTGTTGGACAGCATAAGTCTTATATAAATTTTGTCCTCTGCTGGTGCATTATCAAAACATTCGAACCACTTTAAATCTTTTTTAAGTTCTCTATTGCCCATGTATTCTTTTATATCTTCTAACGAAGTATCAGAAACAGTTTCACCATTTACCCATTTACTATGATTGATAATAGCTTTGTACAATTTTGTGTTGTAACTTTTTTGATTTTTATTTTCATAATACAAACCTTTGACTTTCAATAAATTACATATTTCTTTTGACCGAGATATAGTTCTAGTCAGTATTAACCATTGGTCTTGAAGAAGATCCACATTCTCTAAACTATTGATTTTACTACACATTCCTTCTTCGTCTCTAGGTAAATAATTTTTAGTTGCTCGGAGTCCTTCGATTCTTCCTGTAATAATTTCAGAGATATCCTGAACTGATTTTGGAATTCTTCTAGACTTTGATAAGACTCTTTCTTTTGCAGGTTCTTGAATAAATCTATCTACGTCTGCACCGGCCCATCCATAGATTGCTTGGTCGTCATCACCTGCGAGATAAATTTTTTTAGATTTAGATTTAAGAATGTCATATAATTTCCACTGTATAGGTGAAAGATCTTGTGCTTCGTCAATAAACACTACATCAAAGTCAGGAATTTTTTGTGGTTGTTTGACAATGTCATGAATCATATCTGTAAAGTCAACTAAGTTATTTACATCAGGATGTTTGTAGTGATTGTAGTTTGCTTCAATATGTTTTAATAAATCGGGATCATCTATTGAGTGTTCTCCAGTGCAGTATTCTTGCCATGCGGTTATATTTTTTTCTTTTGCTTTTAAAATTATTTGAAAGTATTCGTTATCGCATGTTAGATAAGGAGAGGCATCGGCATCTTTTTTAGCGTTGACTCTTATACTTAGTTCTTTACCTAAATCATTGTAATGATAGTCTTGCATTACATTTTCTTCTCTGAGTCCTAAGCTGTGAAATGCTAGTGAGTGTAAAGTTTGAAAGTATCTTAACTGTTTCTTTTTATATTGTGGATTCTTTTTTAACATTCGATTCTTAGCTTCGTTAGCTGCCTTCCGAGTAAATGCAAAATACCCAATCTTATTTACTGGTGTACCAATACGAATGTATGCCATGGCTCTTCTAATTAATTTTTCTGTTTTCCCTGTACCTGGAGGGCCATAGATCTTGGTAACAACAGTCATCAAAGAATATCTTTTTTACTTTTCATTGGTAAAATTTCTACTTCGTTCTCTTCTTTTTGGAAGTGTGCCATAGGAATTTTTACACATCTCACTGGGTTGTTAGATTTTTTTTCTGTAGATTTTTTAGGAAATCTTTTAGGATGTCTTAACTCTGCGTTAAAAAAATCCATAAGCATTTGTCCTGTTCTATCTATTTTAGATTTCCATTCTTTATTTTTTAAAAAATTATAAAACGGATCAAATACAAAATAAGCAAAACCGTCTGTATCTATAAGTGTGCTACCACTTCTAAATGCTGCATCACTAATGGCTGGCACACCATGAATATAATCTTCTAAATGTTTGTGTAAAACTTCTTTAGGAGATGTACCTGGAGGAGCTTTCTCTGTTTTCATTCCCTGCCATAAATCATCTAATATGTTTTGCATAACATCACCTTTGACTCTTGGTGGTGGAATAGGTGTATGAGCACCGATTAAACGTCTAAGTTTTTCTTGGTCCATGATGTAATTAATATCTCTCGCAATTATTTGTTGCGTTGTCTCACCTTCTACTTTGTCATTGTAGTGAACGGTAAATCTAAATTCTGGATCGGGTGAATAATCTATTTTAATTAATGCAGATAACGTAGGAAAGTTTCTTACCTTATCAGATGCAACACCAAACTTTCTTTTAAGACATTCTGATTTGACACACATACTATTGATGGGTTCTTCAGAACAAGTATGTCCTGCTGTTTCTTTTTTATATGCTTTTATTTTTTGTTTAACTTTTTCATCTCCCCAAATACTATCGTAAACAATATAATTTCTTGCACCTTCTAATAATTTTTCTTCCCAATTGTCAGGATATTTTTTCTTTGCGAACACCATGTAATTGTAAATAAACCTGTCTCTATAATCGTCTAATTTATTTTTTGATAATCTTTGTAAACATACAGGGCCGTCTACAAATTCATCTGCACCACCAGTTAGTTCTTGTTTGATTAAATCATTTGCAAATTCTTCTAGATCTTCTTTTGTTTTTGTGTTAGCCTCCACGACTTTTATAAATTGTTCAAAAGTAAACTCAGTTCCATCTAAATTTACACCAACTCTTTCACTTCTATTATAATAAGGTAAGTTAATGAAGTTACCGTTAATAGGTTTGCTGTCTGATCCTACACCTAGTTGTGTTTGTTTAGGAAATATTTCTGTTGATGCTTTTAAATTAAATGTAAATAATAATTTATCTAAAAAGTTTCTTACAAAACTAGCTTTTACAGGTTCTTTAAAGAACACATAAATATGAAGTCCACCACTCTTAGATTTGACTGGAACAACTGGTATATTTTTTTGTGCTATGATTTCTAAATACTTTCTTAAATTAAAATTTTCATATTCATCAGAGTCTATATCTATGGCTCCGAATTTTGCGAGTCCTTCATCATTACATGGTTGAATACCAATAGATTTTTTACCAGCTAAGTGATCTAAATAATCAGACTCTAATAATTCTTTGGCAGCCCAACCATATTTTAATTTTAATTTACCTGTAGATGGATCCTTAAAAGCAGAGTTAAGATCTGCGTAACCATAGTCTCTCTTTAAGCCTGTAAATATTTCTATAAATTTCTGTTCCATCTTTAT